GTACTTTGTCCATAAATTATGCCACCTTTTTACGGGGGGGCTATAGGTACTACATTGCCTTCGTTATCAAACATAAGTCCATCTCTTATTACTCCTGTATCTTTAGCTCCATGTTCTATGTTATGACACTCTAAACAAAGAAACCTTAGATGCTCATGATTCAAACTTATTTCTGGATTATTAATATTCGTTGGTGTTAGTAGTATCTTATGATGTAGTATAAGTCCTGGTATTACCTTGCCATACTCAGTACATCTTTCACACAAACCAAACACGCTTGATATATAAGACTGTCTACAATCTAACCATGCTTTGGATTGGTAGAAATTCTTTGAAAACTTTTGTGCCATCATCTATCCCCCATATATATATTTAAGCCATGGGCTATTAACCCATGGCTTACAAAGGAAAGGAAGGAGGAAGTAAGTAAAGCCTTGACCTTGATAGACTCGAACTACCACAATAGTTTACTAGGCTATTGTCCTTCCTTTAGGAGAGTGAAAAAAACTAACTTTATGAGATAGTTTATATTTTAACCTGCGCATATTTCATAATATTGCTGTTTACTTCTTGCTTCCTGTCTTGTAACTTCTGATATGCAGATTTAAAATAACTGCAGTTATGAACTTCCTTAAAATCTTTCTGTTCAATTTTTTGGCATCCAATACAATTTTTGCAGTTTCTTTTGATATTTTCACTTATTAATTCAATTCCATCATCATTTATCATATTTATACCTCTATACCAAACCTTACTTTTGTCTAAAGTGACATAATTATTTATTTAAATCATTATACATATATTCAAATTCTTTTAGCCTTTCTATTTCTTCTTTTAATTTTTTGATTTCATCTTTTGATTCAAAAAATTTTTCTCTACACTTTTTTAATGTTTCTTTTTCTTTATCCCAGTAAAAATTTGATTGTGATAATTTTTGCTCTAATTCCTTATTCTTGTTTTCTAGCTCATCCCAATGTTCAAACATTCTATTAACAATTTCTTTTATATTAATACCTGTATCTGAATTCTCTTTTATCATTTTATCTGTGCATTTATGAGACATACAATTTATAATTCCGTTTTCAATCCATGCTTTTACAATCATATGATTTACCTTCTTTGATTTCTAACTCTATAAGCGTCATAATGCAATAATTAGCCATATCTTTTAGAGTATCAATTATAGTTTCGTCAGCTACATCATTTTTAGCACCTGATGCAAGCGCCTTAATTCTTTGAAATTTATCTTGCATCCTAGTAACTGCTGATATTATTCCTAACTCTTGAAATGTTTTCCCAAAACTATCATCATAAGCAATATTTTTAGAAATGTACATCGAATTTAATTCCCCACCTATTACAGCATGTCTTTGATATTTATCCATATTAACCCTCATTCAACCAAATTTAGTTTTTGTATTATGTTACCGTTTTAACAAACTTAAATCTTATATATTAAATTTTAAGGTAGAACCATATCTCTTAAAGATAGCACGTTCACTTATTGGCTACTTCGCTTACTGTATAAATAACTTCCGACTAAATATTTTTGTCCGTCCATGGTGATGACATACCTAAAATTATATAATATATGACTAACATCTCTTTTAGGATAAGATTCTTTTCTGCGTAGAATCCACACGCCTTCAATTATTAATGTTTCAGCTTAACTCCAAACTTTCAGCCACCTATTTTATATAAAAGCATCTCATCATGTCCTTCAGATTTATCAAAATTATAGTGGACCGCTTTTGACTGCGTAAAGGACTCTACCACTGCTCATTTCAAAGATACTTTTAAATCATAATATTTATTTACTGTTTATTCCAAGTACATTTCTTTCAAGTCTATCTTCCATTCTTCTGTTTAACCACATTAAAGCTTCTTCAATATGAGTTAAAGCAACTGCATTTTCTCTGCAAGCGTATTCACTATTTTGAAAACATTGTAGTCTATGTCTGCATATTTCAAGTAAATCTTCTCCCGTTAATCCATGTACAGACCCTTCTATTTTTCTTCCACCATTTTGAAATGTAAGAACTATTCCATCTTTTCCAGTTTCAACATCTCCAAAAATTACTTGATATTCATGATAGGCATTTCCATTTCCTTTTTCACCAATTGCTACAACTGTATTTAGTTTTTCTCTTTTTTGAATTGTATTAAGTTTCTCCATTTCAAAGCCTCATTTCTATATATTTTTGACTTGCGATTATACAAAAGATTAATTTTGCGGCAATCCGGGAGACTCAAAACCCGAAATTCGGTCAAATTTCCCCATTTAATCAAATTAGCATTTTAAAAAATGGGCCGAATTTTACTCATTTTATCGAAAACACGATCTCTGTTTTTCTCCCGATTGCTACAAATTATAAATTTGACAAAATAAAAAAGACAATGATTTTTTCACAGTCTTTTTTATGCTAAAAGTATGGTTCCATATTTAGTTATTTTTTTACGCAATATCATTTTATCACAGCCTGTATGAAAATATAATGAAATTTTTTTGAAATTTTTTTTAATTAATTTTAAGATAATCTACACCAAATAAAATTGGACTCAATGCTTCTATTGCTGCATTACTTACGTTATATATTTGTCTCTCAGATTGTCCAATTTTTTCTGCAATTTTTTCATTGCTTAAGTTTTCATCTTCTATGTACATGTGATATAAAACTTTGTAATATTTGTATTTTTTCTTTCTTTTACAAACTTCTTCGAAAATATCCATCATTGTGATTATGTGATTAACCATTATAATAGTTCTAGCGACTGATTTACTAATAGATTCAACGAATAATGATTCGTTATCTATATCATCCAAATTATCTAAAATATCAAATGCATTTTCACTTACTTTTGATTCAGCTCCAGAAACTGCGTTATTGCAGAATAGTTTAAAACTTCTGTAATTTTCTAAAAGAAGTCTAGTATTCCTGAGTCTGCGCTCACTTCTTTTTTGTCTATATTGCTTTTTCTGATTCTCAAATTCTTTGATACCTGATTCAATTCCTATTTGAGTAGCCATTTTTATAATTTCTGTAACACTTAATTGAACTATCTCATTATTCATCCATACACCTTCTTTCATTTTTTTATTTTCTTACTTTTATATTTGTTTGTGGGTACATATTCCCCAGTTGGATTAAGTATTGATTCAAGCCATTTGCTAGAGTTTTCAATACTTTTTATAAGTTTTGTTTTATTTCTGGCTCTGTGTGCATCTGATATTATACAAAGCCAATCGAATGCATCATTATCTATTTTAACTTGTTCAGCACTTTTTTTTAACATCATTTTCACCAACCTTTTCTAAGACATGTTTATTGGCTTGATATACCTCTGGTAGAAGATTATATGACTTATCTAAAGAATGATTCCAGGCTAATTGATTACGTTCTATAAGTTTTATTAAATCAAACTTTTCTTGATTATATAATTCACAGATGCAATTATAAGCCTCTTTCAATACTTGAATTTCATCAATTAAATTAATAAGTGCATATTTTAAGAATTTATAAGCTTCATCTGTTTTTTTATCCACTAAAATCACCCTTTCATTTATCTTTTAAATTTGCACCATGTGATTCAACTAATCTTAATGCTTGCTCTTGGTTGAACCCTGATTCTAATAATTGTTTATAGTACTCGAAATTTAATATTGCTAAATGTTTAAGTATTGGTAATGATTCTAAAACACTATCTCTAATAGCTGCTATTTCTTGTTCATTTTGCGCTTGTCTTCTTAAATCCATAATTATTTCTCCAGTTAGCTTATCTTATATTGTGTTCATTTTGAAATTTACTTTTAAAGCCATTTTAAACCTCGATTAAACAATATGTTTTTTGAGTTCAACTCATTTTATAACCCAAATTTTTTCAAAGACTCATTAACCATATCCTGCTCTATTCCAATGTATCTAAGTGTTGTAGTCTGATCATCATGGTTAAAAATTATCATAAGCATTGCAACATCTTTATAGGCCTTATAATGAAAATATCCAAAAGTTTTTCTCATTGAATGGGTACCGATATTTTCAAGCTTACACTTTTTAGCAGCCATCCTTAAAAATTGATAGACCCTCTTTGGAGATATATGACTTTTGCCTTGTCTGGAAGGAAATATGTATTCATCATCTTTAAACTCTTTTAAATATTCAATTAAATCTTTTTTTAATGTGCCTGGTATCAGCAAATAAGTTTCTTTACCTGTTTTCTTTTCTTTGATTATTAGATAATCTTTATTTTTTAGATCTTTTGCCTTGAGAGTAACTATGTCCGATACCCTTCTTCCAAGGTTAATGCCAATCATAAAAACTATGTAATTACGCATTCCCATTTCCTTTAGTACCACTTTAACTTCTTCAATTTTCTCTAAACTTCGTATAGGTTGTACAAATTTCAAGGTATCACCTCCAAATCACTTAAAATTTTTAATGTAGTAGTTTCCTTTATCTTTAGATTCTAGTAAACTCAATTACTGCCTTAAACCATTCTTTCTTTCATGATTTCATGTAGTTTCCATTTATTTCATATCCATTCTAAGAGTTAAAACTAACTGTAAACTTTTAAAAAAAATATTTAAGTTTCACTCAATTCTAAGTCTTGTAAAACACTATTAATTAAAAAACTAGTTTTATTCTCTAATTCTTGTCTCTCTTTAGCTTCTGGAGTATATAACCAATTTATAGGCTCATTATCCTTTTTAGGATATTTTTGAACAGTTATACTTTTAACTCTTCCTATGTTAGTTACATACTTGTTTATATATTGCTGATAATTATTTTCTACTGCCTTTTTTAAAGTAATATCCATATATGAATTATCTTTATAAACTATCTTTATTTTTGTCATATTTACACTTCCTCATGTCATATTTTACATAGTGTGTGTCATTTTGTTGCTCTCTGAAAACTGTTTATTAATCACATATTTAACTCATATAAATAACCCAATGCAACATAGCCTTAATATGTGTCATTAAAAACTACTCATCTTTACATTCAATTTGAAGCCATCCATTAATTTTTAATCCTCCATTAGCTTCACGACATTTTAATTTCAATTCATGTTTAATTAAATGTCTAAATCTATCAAGTTTTTCAGGTGCTGCCATAAATAATAATCCTATTGCTGTTTGTATTAAATCTAAACACTCAGAGCAAATATCATCTGTATTTCCACCTTCAATTGCTTCATATACTTCAGCTAATTCTTCTAATAACTTACTTCTTTGTTCTTCAATAACATACTTAGATAAATCTAAAACAGGTATTCTCACCATCTCTATTCCTCCAATTTGTATATTAAATTTTATATTTTGGGGATTCCACAAACTTTTATTCCTGCAGTATTTACAAGGCTTGTCTCTATAGTCTATATACTTACATTCAAAACATGATTTAATCATATAAAGTACCTAGTTTTCATAGAATTTTTGAGAATTACCATAGAACTTAAGCTTTTTCTTGATATTTCTAACTCCATCTTTTTGCTTAGCTATCATAAGATATACTTCAATTGGATGTCCTTCCATGTACTGAAAATCTGAATCAACATGTAAAAACCAAACATTATTTGCATCCTGCTCCAAACTTCCAGAATCTCTAAGATCACTTAAAGAAGGTTCTTTTTTCTTTTCTGATTCTCGACTAAATTGAGATAAAACTAACATATGTAATCCATTTGACTGTTGAAGTTTCTTTAATTGTCTGCTGATGTATGATACTCTTTCGTTTTGATTCATTGTTTTTTTATTAGTTTCCATTAATTGTATATAGTCTAATATGACTAAATCTAATCCTTGAGTTGATATTAATTCCTGGCATTTTAATAATAATTCCTCAACATTAAAAATATTATCATAAATTATAATTGGCAACTCAGCTATATTTGAAGCTGTTTGTACAATCTTAACCCATATGTCTGGTTTACTTTCAAGTAATGATGGCTTTCTCATATATTTATTATCAATGTTTCCATTGTTGCAAATAATTGTATTTACTAAAGTATCTTCTGCCGTCTCTAGTGAAAATATAGCAACTTTTGCTCCTTGCTTTGCAATACTTACACCTAGTTGTAAGGCCAATGATGTTTTCCCAGCACTAGGACGAGCTGCTAAAATTGTATATGCAGACTTCATTCCTCCAGTTTTATCTTGTATCCAGTCTAATCCCCATTTATAATAAGCAGATTCTCCACCTAAATACATATTTTCTAACTTTGTAAGTGCATCACTAACGCTATGCATCATCGTTCTTTTTGATTTTTTTGACTCAGGTAAATTAATACCATTTAAAACTGATAATGCTTCTCCTTTAATTGTTAGAATATCTTCAATATTTTCATTTAAACAAATTTCTTTTATCTGATCTGAGCTTTTATAAATTTCTCTTCTAACAGCTAAATCACTTACTATTTTTATGTAATGATTTATATTTGTAGTAGTTACAATGCTATCACATATATCAACAATAAATGATATTTCAAAATTGTTTAAAGTTGCAATGTCTACTACCCCATGTAAATCAAATAGTTTTATTATTTCATCATATAATCTTCTAAGTTCAGTATTATGAAAATATTCTGACTTTAATAATGCTTGTGTTTTTTTTATTAATCCATTATCAATTATGAGACTTCCAATAATAGCTTTTTCAGCTTCAAAATTAAATAGTTTCATTAGTCAGCCTCCCTGAACTTACTATTATTTAATTCTTTTTTATTATTATTTCTTTCTAAGCATATTGCTTGATATTGTTCTAATGTTCGAATATTATCTTCTAAATTTCCTAAAGCCATTTTTTCTATATATCCCCAATTCCTTCTATTCCTTTCAGTAGCTACTTGTATATATTTAATTATTAAATCTTCTGATATTCCATCTGTAATTAGTTTTTCAATCCTTTCAGCAATATGAGATGTTAATAATCCTATATTTTCTTGATATGCTTGTTCTGGTGTATATATCTTAGTAGCAGCAGAAGGATTATTGTCTTTTTTTATCTCTTTCTCTTTCTCTATATCTATCTCTTTCTCTATCTCTATCTCTGGTGGATTTTCGTCAGGACATGTTAAGGACATTTGTCCATTATCTTTTAATAAATTTTGTTTTTCTTTATAAATATTAATTCTATAGTTTCTTTTTCTGTCTGCTTCTGAACTTGATTTACCTATAAAATTTTGAATATCCATCATGTAAATAATTCCATTGTCTAAAATTTCAATCATATCTAAATCTTTAAATATTTTTAATGCTTTTTCTACAATGCCTACATTATGATGTACTACTTGAGATAACATATTTGCATTGTAAGGAATCCTGTCTTTAAATATTAGTTTTCCATTTGACTTAAGACTTCTTAAATATAATTTCATCAAAATATCTGAATATAAATAACCATCTGGCATGTTTTGTAGTAGAATCATTTCTTCGCTATTATAAAAATTTTCTTTTAATTTTAAATAATAGTATTTTTTTTCGTCTGACATAATTCACCTCTTTATTTGGGGCTTTGTGTTTCAAAGCCCCAATAAATTTTTAAGCTAAAATCTTTACGTTTGTAAATCCTGAAAGTTCCTTTTCAAGATATGCTTTAATTCTTAGCATAGCAGCAAGTCTCCATTCTCCACCGTCAGCTTCAAATAATGCAGCACTTGGACCATCTTTCATTCTGAATACAAACTTACTTTCCGGCTGTTCAACCTCAATAAAAGTTCTGAAAGGAATAAGTGTTACAGGGTTAGGCACTATAACTTCTCCAACTGAAGCAATACCTGTCTTTGCAATAACACTTTGACTAATACCATTGTCACCTGTTGTCTTTACATTTTCTTCCTTGATTGTTCCAATAACTTTGAGAACTGTATCTCTATCAAGATTTTTTAAGAAACAAGATTGAAGCATAATATTAAATTTTTCAGTGTCCATAAAACTATCAAGAGTAATTTTAGGTGTAATTGCATTACATTTGATGTACATATGTCTTTCAGCATCAACATTATAGTTTGACATTACAGTTACGGACGATTCTGAATTAACAAGAATTATTATTTCAGTCAAAAGACTAATTTTATCTGGATTTACCTTTATATAATCCACTAATCCTGTCAAAGTTGATATTTGAATAGGTTTAACTAATTTTTCATATTCTTTTATTTCAACAAGGCTTTTGTCTGAATAATCCTTTCCATTAATTTTAAATAGTTCAGGTTTATTTAATCCTACGATATACTGCAAAGCTTCTTTTATCATTTTAAATTCCCCCAGTTTTTTTATTATTTAATATTTACAACTTTACTTATTACAATAGGCTCTGTTACTTCTCCGGTATCATAATCAATTTGAGTTTGTCCTTGCATTGCGCCTTTTCTAAGTTCTTCAGCAACAACATGATTTCCGTCTTTTTCAATTGCTACCCTTGTTACAATTGGTCTTGTCGGTGCAATAACGCTCTTAACATTAAAACTAACATCAGTTATATCTCTTTCTTCATCAGGCTTAAACTCAAGTGTAATTACTACCTTCCTTTTCTTTTTTGCATCAGTATTAAGATCCAAAATATTGTTGTAAACTCTTTGAATTTCAATATCTGCCCTTTCTACCAAAGCACCTCCAGCTATGTTTGCAATGTTTACATTTTGCATTGTTTTATCTCCTCTCTTATTTTTGGCATCACTAAATAAACCTTTTAACAAAAGCTTATTTAAAATTTATTTATTTAAAATTTGGGATAATTTATGTAAGGTATTTAAGCGTTAACGCATTCCATTTCAAGTTCATAAACTGGTTCAAAAAATTGTTTTAAAATTTTCAATCCCCTTTCTGCTTTTTTTCTCAATGCATCAGAATCAATTCTTGGTTTTCTTCTAAAATTTTTATTATATTCTATTTCAATATCGAGCCATTCACGGCCACAAATATAATGTTCTTTTATTAAATATGCATCTTCTATATCTAAACATTCAAATGCTATATCTATTTCTTTAAGCTCAACATTTATTTGGTCTAATAAATCTATATATTTTTTTAATATATCTGAATTAGGAGCAGTTTTTTCCAATCTACATATTTTTAAATTAAGCATAACAACTTGTTTTAATTGCAATTTATATTTCTTTAGTTTTTCCTTAATCATTATTGATGCCCCTTTCGCTGAGTTCTATTATAATATATCAAATAAAAATTACTCTGACAGTGAAAAAAACGGACAAATTTAGGACAAAAAACGGACAAAAATTATATATTTTTATATTTATTAATGTTTGTAATGCTGTCTAATAGTGCATTTTCCAAATTTACTATTTCTATCATTGTCTTATTTATTAAAAATAATAGCAAATTATTTATATAAAAATTTTTATTATCAATAGTTTTAAGAGTATAGTAAATAATGTCATAAAACCTTAGTTTATGACCTAAGTCGTTAAGTAGTCTATTCATAGTGTCTCCTATTAAATTTAATTCCCTAAGATAAAAATTATTTATAAAAAATGATTCTAATAATAATATAAAAAATATGATATTATCTAATAATAAGTATTGATAAACAGTTGCCTATATGGTAACAGTTTATCAAAATTTCAACATAAAAACAACATATTTATACATTTTTTTGGAGGAATTTTTTGTGATTTCAAAAGGTGAAAGACTAAAAACAATACGTGAAAAAGCTAACATTCGTCAAGTAGACCTTGCACAAATGCTTTCAGTAAATAGAGCACTCGTTTGTCAGTGGGAAAAAAATAAAAAATGTCCTTCTAACGAAATGTATTCTAAGATATCAAAATTATTGAATACAAATCCACTCTATCTTATGGGACTAACAGAACTAACAGAACCACTTATAGAAGTAGAAATTGATGGATATCAAATAATGACTTCAAATAATTTAGATATAAATAAAATTAAAAAAATTTTACATTTATTAGATAATGAATATGATGAAAAAGATTTAAATGAAAAAATTAACAATATTCTTTGATATATTTATTATTAATTAAGTCTATTAATTCGTTTGTATCATTATAATCATCAATAAATTTGTCTGGAATATCAAATTCAATGTTTTTTTTGTTTATTGGTATAATTCCAATGATTGTAACTGTCTGTTTTACTAAATTTTTGGCTATAAAATTTATAGTATCATTTAAAATAATATTTACACGCATTATATTGCTCCTTATAACTGAAATCATTTATATCAAACACATTTTATATGAATTTTTTAAATTATAAAAGGGTTCATTTTTTTGACCTACTTATATTTACCAATTTAATAAATCTTTTCAATGAACCAATTTTTCTTTGTAATCTTTTTTTAGCAGAAATTATAGATGAATAACTCAAATTTTCTTTCTTAGCTATATCTGATATATTTTTTCCTTCTCTAAAATCCTCTATAAGTTGTTTATCTCTCATTGTTAATTGATTTTCTAAAATAGACAACATTAAATGAGATGTTACATATGTACCATTTTTTAACTGTGTTATTGTATTTGATAAATCATTAATGTTAAGTTTGAATATATAAGCAGATGCACCATTTTTTAGACATTCGTAAATTTGTTTTCCATTTAAATAGTTTGCAGATAATACAATAATTACAGCTTCAGTTTCGTTTACTATTGATTTGATAATTTCTATTCCTTCCCACTCTTTTCCGTTCAGATTCAAATCAACTAAAATATAATCAAATTTATTTTTTTTAATACTTAATATTGCATCATTTTTATTATTAACAGCTTCTGTGATATATTTATCATGTTCATTTAGCATTGTTTTAACCAAATCCACAATATGCATATCATCCTCTATATGTAATACTTTTATTGCCATTTTTACTACTACCTACCTAACTTTTTAGTACATTTAAAAGAATATTTTACAAATATATTATACATAATATATTTAAATATACAACATAAATGTAATTTTAAATTTACAGTTTGTAATATAAAATTTTACGATATGCAAATATATGTCTTTGATATAACTTAAGTTTATAATTAAACTATGTTGAGGTGTAAAATGTTAGATATTAATAAGCGCCTTATAGCTTTAAGAGAGTCTCGAAATATTACTCGAACTAAAATATATAAATATATTGCGGTTACAAGACAAACTTATAATGCATATGAGACTGGTAAAGCATCACCTTCATTAGAAAAATTAGTAAAAATTGCTGAATTTTACAATGTTAGTTTAGATTATTTAGTTGGTCGCTCCCCTCTGGAGTGGGATTCTACAATTACATATCAACAAATAGATTTAGCTAAATATATAATGTCGTGCAACTTAGAATATAACGATATTAAAAGTATATTTATAGCTATTAAAAATTCTATTAATAAATTTAATTTATAAACTCATTAACTATCTAAATTAGCATAAAACTTCTCATAATAATCTTCACTATATTCTCTCTGTTCAAAATTTGCATATTGAGGTATATTACTATTTTTTGTATTATTTCTAAGTAATGGAATTGGTCTTTTAACACTTACACAATGAATAAACCAAGACAAAGGATTCTTTTCGTCTTGAGCAAAGTCCTTATACTTACTCCAATTTGAAATATACTCATTAATGGTTTCAATATCTGATTTTTTTAATAAGTTTTTAACTACAGTTTCAGAAGTTTTTTGACCTACTGCAGTTTCAATTTTTACAGTTAGTTCTTCCACACACACAGTTTTTTCTATTGTGTGTGTATTATTAATTGTATTATTAATAATTGTATTATTATCTTTGACTTTTTCGTCAATAGGGGTATTGATTTTTTTGTCATTAGGGTAATGATTATTTTCACAAGAGGTATTGATTTTTTTATCAATAGGGGTATTGTTAATATAAATACGTCTCTCAATAATTTCTTTTCCCCTATAAACTAATTGAGTTGTAATATAACCTTTTTTTTCTAAATGGCTGATCCATCTGGATACTGTTTCTTTTTTTGTATCGTATAATTCAGCGAAATAATTATTTGTTGCCCAGCAATATCCTTTTTCGTTAGCAAGAGCTGTTAATTCTCCGAATAATAACTTTTCATTAGCTTTCAATTCTTTATCATACCTGACGTTAGCTGGTATTATTGCATAATAATTTTTGTGTAATTCTGACATTAAAAATTCCTCCTACGTATTTTTGTGGAGGATAAAAAACTTTTTAAAATGTATAAAACCATTGATATTTTTCGCAGATAAGTATATAATATATTTATCTTAATACGTTAAGGCTTTATACGTTCCCTTTGATTCTCAGGCGGCCAAACCAATGAATCATAGGGGATTCGTTTTTTATCCAATATTTATTACTAAACGTTCTTTAATATTTCCAAATGTATTGCTCACATTTTATACTAATTTTATAATTTTGTCAATGTTGCCATTAGGTTAACTTTTAATGGTAAAAGTATACTTTTTATATATTAGAATTATTTTTCATATACTCATTAAAGTTTGTTTCTGTTATTCTCCATTCTTTGCCAACTTTAAATGCTTTTATCTTACCTTCTCTAATCCATTTGGTAACTGTTATTTGAGGAACTTGTAAACTCTCAGCTACTTGTTTTACAGTAAATATTTTATCCAAAAAAATCACCTCCTATCTAATATATTATCATATATTATCATATGTTGCAATATATAATTAATTTGTTATTATATATTATTTTATGTTGCAATAAGTTTTAATATATGATAGAATTATAGATGTACCGAAAATTAAAAGAGTCGATGCGCTAACATCGACCCAGAAGGAGGATAAATTTAATCGGCTGATTAGTGCTCTACCCTGCCCACAGATAATTATATCATATCCTCTGTGGGTTTCAAAAAATATTTTATTTTAAATCCAAAGGAGGAATTTTTTATGAAAAAATCTTTAATGGCAAATCCTACACTCTACACAATTCTTGCAGTATTATCTTTTATTATCAGTGGAGCTGTAACAGTTATGTTATTTGTTTCTACTTCCAGTGGTATTATCGGAACTGTTTTAATGTTTTTAACAGCTTTGGTATTTGAACTATCTAAATGTACTCTTCTCTATCAAGCATTTAGAAGCCAATTAAATGTTGCTTTTCGTATTACATTTGGTTGTCTTTGGTTAGGTGTTACTATTGCATCTATTGTTGCATCTGCAGGTTTTGTAATATCTCAAGAACGTGAAACAAGAAATATAACTATAGAAAACTCCGCTGAATACTCACAACAAGAAGAAAATAGAAAACTAAAACAAGATCTATATAATCAAAAGAAAAATGAACTTGAGCAGCTCCAGGGTGGTAAAAATAAAATTATATCTGACATGGAAAAAGTTCGTGATTCATGGGGGAAAAATTATATAACTATGCGTGGAAACGAACAAGCGAAAATTAATTCAAAAGATGCCGAACTCACAGCTGAAATTAATAAAAAATCATCCGAACTTAGTCAAATAGCATCTGACCTATCTACTCCCCCATCTGAGATAAAACCACAACTAGAAAATACAAATGGATATAATGCAATATTTGAACTAATGGCAGAAAGTCTTAACAAGAATAATCCCCGTGCGAAAAAAGACCCTTATAAAGCTGAAGTATTACAAATGTGGTTTTTTATATTATTAGGAGTTGGTCTTGAGATATTGGGTAACGTATTTATATTTCTTAGTCAATATTATCAAAATGTATCATTCTCCCCTACTCCTATAAATCCTGACCCAGAAAAAAAACCTGTTCCTATTTTAGAATCAAATATAAATAATACTCAAACAAAAGAAATACAAGGTGGAAGACTCCAAGGTATGAGATATAAAGTTAAAGCTAAAAATAAAGTCACTGGGTGTAAACCCAGTGAACTTAAACCAGTTATTACTTTAGTACCTAAAGCAGCCCCTACTCCACCATCTAAATATATAGGATTTACAAATAAAGATTTAGAAAAATACATAGAGTATATGTTCGACAATACTACATCTACAAAAAATGGTTTAGAATCGCCCGGTATTACTGCTATATCAAAAGCTAATATAAACTTATCATATAAAACATGTCGTGCAATACACGGTTACCTCTCTACTCTTGGAGCTATTCAAACTCAAGGAAAAGCAACTGTTATTTTAAAATCAAAATCAGATTTGCTGTGCACAGTAAAACAAGCAATATAATATTTTTTGAAATATTACTACTGTGCACAGTAAAAATATCTCTGTGCACAGCGATGAATAAACAATTTAGCTAAAAAGGAGATGTTATTAATGTTAAATAGAATATCAGATGAAATTATAATAAATAGAGTAAATCCTGCTAAAGAAATAATGCACACTTTTGTATTCAGGGCACCTTATTTTCATAGAGATAGAGAGGCAACAGTAAATACGATGTTTAGAATAATACAAAACATAGGCATAAATTGTAGTGATGCTACTATGTTAAATTCTAATAAAAATGGATACTCAATTTGGTCAATGGACGTATGGGGAGATGCAAAAAAAGTAGAAAAGTTTTTAATAGAAGCTAAAAGAGTAGAGGAGATGATATAGATGTCAAATTATAATAAATTTATTAATATAATTTAAATATTGGGTATATGTTGGATAATTATTATTGCAAAAATGGGATTCGAATATTTGAGAATATTAAAATAAAAATAGAGAGCCGGGAGGCTCTTTTATTTTTTATTTAATTATATAGTTATTTAATTATATAATTATGATATTATATAATTATAACATTATTGAATTATATAATATAAAGGAGGTAAAACAATGAAAGTAATAGCAGTAGTAAATCAAAAGGGCGGAGTAGGTAAAACTACAACGGTATGGAATTTATCAGCAAGCTTATCTGATAAAGGTAAGAAGGTGCTTATGATAGATTTAGATCCACAATCATCTTTATCTATATGTGTCGGGCTTGAGCCAGCAGAATTACAAAATACTGTTTATAATGTTATTTTAGGTAAAGCAAGTATAAACGAAACTATTATAAATTTGAATGATTATGATATTTTACCATCCACTATAGATTTAGCAGCAGCAGAAGTAGAACTATCTACTAAAATTGGTAAAGAATATATACTTCTAAAGAAGATTAAAGAACTAAAAACCAAATATAATTATATTATTATAGATTGTCCACCATCTTTGGGTAATTTGACTATAAATGCTATAAATGCAGCACATGAAATAATAGTCCCAATGACTTGTGAATATTTAGCATATAGAGGTCTTAAATTGCTAGATAATACGATTAATGAGGTAAAAGAACTTAATAATAATATAAAAGGAATATATATACTCCCAACTATGTATGATTCAAGGACAAAACATGCTAAAGAAGTTTTAGAACAGGTTAAATCAGAGGGTTACCAAATATTTAATTCTATTATAAATAAATCAGTTAGATTTTCGGATTCTGCAATAGAAGCTAAAGATATTATAAGATTTTCTGATAATAATTTTGCTGGTAAAAAATCGTATATTAATTTAGCAGAGGAGGTAATTAGCCATGAGTAGATTTGATAATAGGCCAAAACTTGATATTAAACAAAAAAAAGACGATAGCTTAAAGGGAACTTCTATATTTATATCAAATAATGGAAAAGTCGAAAAATCAAAAAAAATGTTTTATTTACCAAAGGTAATTATAAGAGCTCTAGAAATACAAGCTTTTGAAGATAAAACATCAGAATCTGATATATGTAAAAAAGCATTAGAAAGTTTTCTAAGACCTGAAGCAATAGAAAAAGCGGAGAAGGAAATTAATACATTATAGAATTATAGTATTATAGAATTATAGAATTATAGAATTATAGTATTATATAATGTGAATATAAAAAAGAAGGGATGATATTAAAATGAGTTTTTGGCAGAAATTTATAGAAGAATTTAAGAAAGACGTAGAAAAACAAAAATTAAAAAGTGAAGAAAAACAGGAGCAGAAATCTAAATTAATCAATAATAAAAACCCAAGTTGTCCCAAATGTTCATCAGAACATATATCTGCACAAAAAAGAGGTTTTAAGACTGGTAGAGCGTTATTATTTTTACCGTTAGGATTTATAGGTAGAAATGATATAGAATTGCATTGTATGTCCTGTGGTGAGAAATTTAAACCTAATGATTAGATTATACAAAAACAACATTTTGTTTTAAGGAGGATTCTAAATTAATGGATTGCAAAGATACACAGTTACATACTAGATGTGATAACTCAGGTACCAAAGGTGATATTTGTCATACATGTACTAGAAATATATCTCCTGATGGTGAATGTTATTGCTTTATGTATCAAGTTGAATTTAAAGAATTAGATTTAAAGCTATTTAAAGTAAGTCCTTTAGTTTATGAAACAGCAAAACTAGGAATTTGTATAAAGGAATTAATGCAAAAAGGTTTTTATCTTAAGAAATGGAATAAACCAACCAAAAAAGGTACATTAGCAAGGTTTGAATTATGCAAAAACCAAAGTGATTTCGACTCGAAATATAAAGATTTAGTAGAGCAATTAGAAAATTTAAAATCTAAAAACAGAGGAGATTCTAATAAAACTGAATGTTAAAATATTTGTATGTTTATAGTGATGAATCATATTTAGATGAATACAAAAAAGAACGTGTAATTCCATCTATGTTTAAGGACAAATACTGCAGCTCAATATTTCTAAAAAATCCTTTTTACCATACTAATTTAAAATATGCTCATGTATATTTACATATAGCAAAAGGATTCTTTAGCTATCAAGAAACTTTGCAAAGGAAACCGCCCAAAGAAAAACCACCTAAAAAGTTAAGAGGTTATATAGATACTATACCTGGACTAAAAGAAAAAATACTAATATTACGCACAGAAAATAAAAGTATACAATATATAGCAGATGAATGTGGAATAGGAATTATAACAGTATTTAGGGCAATAAAAAAGTTAAAAAAAGAAAACCTCCTAAAATAGGGGGTTTATTTTTTTATATAATTATTTATTGACATCATAAAATATTTATTGACATCAATAACTAAAAATGGTAATATTATATTAGGGGTTAGGAAATACGGCCCAATAAAAATAAAAGGTGGATGATGATTATGAAAAAATTAACAAGTATTGAAGTAATTGAAGAGCAAGGTTTGAAAGTTAAAGAAAATGATTTAAAAACTGTAATTGAACATTTAGAAAAAGAGATTGTATTAACTTATGATGAAAACTTAAAAGTTTGGAATGAGGGAGGTCAATATATAGCAGACTTAATTGATTGTAACTAAGCCGAAACCCTTCGGAATATAAACGTTAAGCGTGTACTGATGAGGCTAAAAATAGAATATAGGTAAAAAGATATACGGAAATGCTTCAACGTCAACACCCGAAGTCTTATAGATTGAGTTGGTAAATATCAGGTATATTACCTATAAACTACCTGTAAGGGCATACAGGTGCCAAATCAGATAATAAAAAGGAGAGTAATATAAAATGTTAGATAAAAAGCAAGGAAGACCACCAAAGGCTTATAAAACTGAAATAATGGGATATAGAATAAACAAAGAACTTAAAAGGAAATTTGCTGATTTATGCCAAGATAAAGGATATGTACCACAAAGAAAATTAGAGTTGATAATTGAAGAATGGATAAAGAAGGAGAGTGAGTAAAATGTACTGTTGCAATACATGCAAAATACCAGTTAGAAAAAAACATTTTACCTCTGAAGATGGAAGAATACTGTGCTATAAATGCAGAATTAAAGAAAAAGCAAAGCCAGCAAATTCTAATAGTTTTAAATCGGATTTAGGTGTAAAAAAGTAAAACAAAACGTGTGTTTTATAGAAAGGATGATGTGAAATGAAGGAGGTTACTTACTATAATCCCATACCCCAATGAGGGGTCGCCAAGGATTTGAGGGGACACGCCCCAATAGACTGACAATCCTTCGAGAGAATCCGATAGGTGCTAAGCTAAGGCATAAAGTTAGTCCATAATTGCGTAACCATATGTCAAAATGGGAGCATGGGTAGCCTGGACAAACTGCCTACTTAATTTGTGAAAACATTTTAAGTAGGTTATGGGATGAAAGTAGCATGGTTTTCAGCAGGAATATCAAGTTTTGTAGCAACATATTTGATGAGAGATAGCATTGATAAAATAATCTACATACATATTGATAATCAACATACAGACAGTATAAGATTTGTTAAAGATTGCGAGAAATTAATAGGTAAACCTATAGAAATAATGCAAAGCAGGTATAAATCAGTAGAAAATGTTATTAAACAATTTAGATATGTTTCGGGACCTGCAGGCGCAAAATGTACAGATGTTTTAAAAAAGAGAGTAAGAAAAGAATGGGAAAAGCAACAAACAGAACATATGGAATATGTGTGGGGTTTTGATTACAATGAAAAGCACAGAATGGAAAGAATAATTGAATCGCAGCCAGAACAAACCCATATTTTCCCCTTGATAGACAGACAAATGACAAAAGAAGATGCACATGGATTAAGTGATAGACTAGGAATCAAAAGACCTAAAATGTATGATTTGGGATATAGCAATAATAATTGTATAGGTTGTGTCAAAGGCGGTATGGGTTATTGGAATAAAATAAGAGTAGATTTCCCAGATGTTTTTAGCCAGATGGCTAAATTAGAAAGAGAAATAGGACACAGCTGTATCAATGGAACATTCTTGGACGAGCTCGACCAAAGTCAAGGAAGAATGGAAAAAGAAATTATGGAAGATTGTTCGATATTTTGTCAGATTGCATGGATGGAAATAGCTTAAAAAATAGCAATTAAATTAATGTTTAATATATAAAAAATCCCTTGGCAGTTGTTAACTACGACAAGGGATTTTCTCGTAAGTAAAATGTTCGACAAATATATTATACTAATATTTACTAAAATTATCAATAAGTAATGATTATACAAAACATGAATTTTGGAGCATTAAAAAAGCAGGGGAGAGAGCTTTCAATTTTTATTTGCCTGGTATATCTATACCATCAGTATCAGGATTATTAAGCACTCCCAAAGCTATGCCGATTGCACAAAAAGTACGTATAATATTCAATAACTTTTCAGAATTAATTTCAACACCGACATAAGGAAGTAAAAGAATAACCCCAGACGCAATTGCTAATATTGTACCGGGGTTTTTTAGTCTGTATAAATAATATTTGATATTCAATACTATCAATCCTTTCTTACTTTTCTAAATATTTAAGCAAATTGTTAATAACAACTGCGAAGTCTTGCCTTGTGACAGCCCCAGTCGGATTAAAATTATTATCAGTATCACCGATCATAATTTTCTTATTCGCTATGTTTTCTACTGCATTTTTTGCATATTCGCTTATTTTATCATCATCTTGGAACATATTTTGTTTCACCTCCACCAATTTATTAATTTGTTTCTGAACATCAGCCCGGAACATATCAACAGATTTACCGTATTTTGCAAAATAATTAATAGGGTCCATATGATCGGTTTCTCGATATCTCAATGATATCTCTGCATGTGACGGAAGATTGTCTGGAGTTACTGTAGTAATATTTAGTACATCAATAAATATTTCAGCAATTACTTTAATTCCGTTATCCCAAATTTTTTTGAATTTTTCTGCTGTAGTTGCGTGGCATAACTCACAACCTAAATACTTACTATTTCCTGTCCTTCCACAGTGCCAACCAACCTCATCAAATGGAATCATTTGCATTACTGATTCTGTATCAACAAACAAATGAGCAGATGCATTAACAGAGTTATTGTTAAAATAATTATATTCAATTTCTACACTGTCATTAGGATTATCTGTTTCGTGTAATACAATTCCGCATGGAGTAAACTTTTTGAAGGATCTATTTTTAGATATATACTTTTGAATAATTTTCAAATTAACCAACTCCCTTTAATTTCAGAAGTAATAAAATAAGGGTTCCTGTCGATGTTAGCAGTACCCCTATAATACCTTTTTTGATAAGATTTAAATCTTCCTTCATAGTGTCCACACGTTCTTCAAGTTTGTCTACTCTTTTAGTTAGTTCTCGGATTCTTTCATCTTGTAAGCAATCGTGATCTATACCCATTTTGCACCGTCCTTATTTTATATTTAGGTAATTTATATACTTTTTTAATATTGATTACTTACATACTTAACAATCTTAATTGTTCTCTTAATAATTCTTTTTCTTGTATTATATCAATTTTGCTTTGATGTATTATTAGCTCTGGAATTTGTGCGATAATATCTTCTACTATTCTTGGAACTATTAAATCTAGATTTGATAATTGTGTTTGTATGTTTTTTATTGGATCTATATAATTTGGAGTTGGCGTAAATTCTATAATTTCATAATCATTTATATTTTCTCTGTTGTTAAAAATCATTTGATTTATTATTTCATTATTAATTTCATCAAAAATACCTATTACATTTTTATTTTGTTTATGTTGTAACTTATATGACATTATTATAACCTCCTATATTAGCTTATAGAGTTTGTTACACTCCCTGTACTCACATCAGCACATACTGTTAAATTTTTAAGATATGCTGTACCACCTGTATTCTTTATCAGTATGTTATACATTTGTCCAGCCGTCACATAAACGTCAACACTTTTTGCAACATATGTACTACTGTTTGTTGATGATATCTGTGTTTGTGCTAATTCTCCTCCATAATAATTTCCTAATGATATAGTAGTATCACTAGCAGCTGGATGCTTGACTTCAAATTTAAGTCTAACCGTACCACTGTATTTAACTCTAAAAGTTTTGACTGATTGATAAGTTGTACCAGTTTGTGTTACCTCTGAATTTGATGTTAATATAACATTGTCACTGGATTGATAAGCAGGTGAGTCAGGATATCCATACCCAACATCAGTTCCATCACTCATTACAGCTTTTCCAATTGTTCCGATGGCAAGTCTAGCGGAAGAAGTATTATTTCTATAAATTATATCGCCACGTGTAGTCATTACGTTGGTGTGTAATGTGGTTAAATCAGCGTGTGTTTGTATATCTATAGCTACTTGAGTTTTATTAGCATCAATGGTGTCTATGGTTTTCTCAACCTTAACATCCAAATCTTTAATCTGTTCAGTATTTCCATTTACTTGTGCTTTAAGATTTGTGCCATATATATAGCTTAAAGTACCATTTGTGCTTAGATTATTATAATTATATCCATATTCAAAATACTCGCCTGTACTAGCTCCACTTATAGTAAATGTCAATCCACCACTAGCTACAGTACATGATGACAATGCGACTGGAGTTAATGCTCCTGTTGAAACATTGATTTTATTTACATGAGTTAAGCCTAAAATAGGATAACTTGTATTAGCAATTGCAATATTTGACCCATATAATCCCACATCTCCGATATATGGTTCTATAATAACTGTACCGCTTTGTTCTGCTGTTACAACATTTGACCAATAGTTTGTTACAACTGGAGTTGCTAATTGATATATCATTCTGTATTGTTGAAATCCTGCATCAATATTTGTTGTAACATGAGTGTAATCTGATGCTCCTGCATTTTTTACAGTACCACTTGCAATACCTGTCCATACACACGAAGCTACGTTTGTATTAGCTGTAGTGAGTTTCCATCCATTCATATATGCTTTGATTAAGCCATTCCAAGTCAATCCTGTAAATGTAGTTCCTGCCACCCAAATTTCATCCCAACCTGTATCTATATCCTTTGCATTAATATATGCAACATTTGTTGAAACTTCTATGTGGTCTTCTAAACTATTAGTTGTACTTACTGTGAGTTTCATCCCATTGTATTTCAATGCTAATAACGATTGGCTTACATTACTTCCAGAGGTAAATAATGCAGATGATGAAAATAATTTAGAACCAGTATAATCGCTTGTAAATGCCCATGTATAAGCATTACCACTCAGCGTAACAACATCGCTAACATTCTTAGTATGCACACCTGTATTAACATCAAATGTATCTTTAATTGTGCTTGATACACTTCTTAATGTTACAGGAACTATTGCTGATGTTTCTGTGTATGGTTCGTATGTTGTTGCTGTCGATCCTTTCTCAAGCATAGTAGCATCTAAATCTACTGTATACGCTGACAATCTAAAATAAGATGCATTAGATGGTGAAGTATATGTGCCATTAGGTACTGTAGCTCCACCTGGACTAACTAATGTTCCTGATATAAAAGTTTTATTAATATCGTACCATGTGAAGTAATGCTGTGTTCCTGCCGCTTGTGTCAAACCAGATACACGATAATTAGTAGATGGTGATACTTTTATAAATTCACTTGCATTTGCGGATGCACTGGTTTGTAATACGCCAGAGGAGTCAATATATTTAAGCCTAGTCACTCTGCTCTTATCAAATAAATTCTTACCAACACTCTTAACCCTAGTCATATTAGTATGTTGTAAATCATTATGAAATGGATATTTGTCTAATAATGCTGTAGCACCTAAAGCGTATTCTGCTGATGTAATTTCTTGAAGCATTATTGCATCGAAGTAGCCATATTGTGTGTCTGAACCGTCTCCACGAATTTTTAACCGAACTTCTGTTGCACCATCAAAATCTGTAGGTTGTAAAACTACACCTTGTCTTAAATAAGACGTTGATGTTGATGCAGTAACATAAGTATTATAAGTATCACTTACTGCTTCTACACCAAATTTAATGCCTGTACCTAAATTTCCATTTTTAACATAGGCACTTACCAGATAATATTTTGAAGTATTTAATAGACTTAAAATATTTCTATAAATAGTTCCACCAGTGCCACTTATTGTAACCTTTAAACAATTAGTTCCTTCAAATTTATTACTGGAATCTGTAGCAACTGACGCACTTGAAGATGACCATCCTGTAGTAGCTTCACATCCAGATACAGTACTAGGCAATATATTCATAACACTATTACCATTTAAATTAGCAGTCAATTCACCTTTAACCGCTGTAGAAGGTAATGAAGTTACTTGTGATTGTGAATCCGCTGATGTGGAGTACTCAGGATTATGTGCATCGTACAATCCTTGTTCAATTTTATTAAGATTTTCAGCGTTAATAGCAGGTTCTTGTTCATCTACCCATACTGTTTTTACATATTTATTAGCCATTAAGCCCTCACCATCCTATCTATTCGAGTAAATTGAATTTCATCCGAGCTTGTTTTTACTCTATGCCATAAAATCCTACTAATTAAAACACCCGAATTTAAAGATGTTGTTGCAGAGCTTCCTCCAAAAATTCCAATCTCTTCAATAGTACCAATAGCTTCAGCCTCTAATACAATAGCTAAGCTAGTTAACTCTCCTGTATTTGTCTTTGTTATATCTGTAAACTGTGTCCTGAAAAATTCATTATTTAGAGTTGTATCATTATTAGTTACTGGAGTATTACCACTTCCAAGCGCTAGATATTTTACTTCTAAATCTGTAACTTGACCTTGCAAAACTTTTATTAATTCATCGAGTGCTGCATTCATTATTTTATTATGTATTATTTCTTCTTTGTCTTTAGTTTTAATTATAAAAGTACCTTGCCATCCAGTATTACTCTCAATCATTCAAATCAACCTCCGTATCAAATACCATTTTAGAGCTTGGACTTGGATATAATGTAGGCTTAGGATATAAAACTGTTGATGGTAATAACGGAATGTTAGGAATTCTAGTTTCTACATAAATATTTAATGCTCCTTGATAGCCTTGGTTTTCTTGTTGTAAATTAAGCAATATTAATACTTCATTTTCATTAATTGCATAATCTCGATTACCTTTCAATAATTCTTTGAAAAATTCTTCCCATCCACCTATACATGCACCGTCAAGTGCTTTAATATTATATTCAATTGATCCAGAATCACTAGCGCGTATATTAACCGATTCTATTAGATAATTATCATTAATATTATATAATGATTTTTCTACTGGTAATAATTGACCTGCCTCTAATCCACTAACTTCAGTTGAAAAAGATATAGTATCTTTAATTTCACCATAAGTCTGTATTAATCCATTTCCATATTGTTTTGCTTGTTCTATAATATTAATTGATTTTTCTGTATTCAACGCTTCATATTTTCCTTGATTAGTAATTCCGTCTGGATTTTCGATTTTAACAAAAAGATTTCTAAGGCCTATATATGTTATTCTTAATGCATCATCATTTGTAAGCACTGATAAAGAATTATCTTGAGTTATAATCTGACTTCCGTAGGTCCAATACCATTTTTTATTTGTATCTAAACCATTAATACCAATGTCTGATGGTGTAATTTCAACCCATCCTATACTATTAAGATTAATTTCAATTATAGGTTTTTCTGCTAAAGGAAATCGCATAACAAAATTTCTACTTTTACCATCAGGAGCAGGAGTAGGAACTTCATATTCTTGTGTAGCAGTTCGTCCACGTCCACCTCTAACATACTGTATAGTTCTATAATCATCCATATTTGATTCTTGCTGAAATTTAGTATGTTGAATAGTATCATTAAGTACCCAAGGTGCATTATTTGTTGCTCTATTAAAAAACTGCAATTTTTTATTTTTATCAATGTTCCAATTATAACCAGTAACTTTTTTAATATAATCTAATGCAGCTGAACATTTTAAATAATTAAATACTGCTTTTGTAATAATTGGACCTTCTTCAATATCACCTGCAGTTACTCCTTCTTCACCTAAAACTTCTGTAATCATATCCAATAAAATATATCGTGCAGTTTGATTTTCATAAGTTTTTGCTATAAATCTCCTGTCAGCTAATGCACAATTATCAACTATGTTTAAATCATAGTATAAAAAATTAGGATCACCTTCATATTTGCGCATCCTGAGAATAACTCCTTCAAAAATTTTGTTCGAATCATTAAACATTTGGAATTCTGCGCCTTCTGTTATTGAAGCTAATTGTTTATCTATTACAGTTACATTGAGAGTTGACCTAGCATTAATTTTGTCAGAAATTGACCATCCCGGATCAATTAATACTTCATTACTATTAATGTAATATGATCTACCCATCATGTCACCCCTAGAGCTTTTAACCTTCTAACTATTAATTCGCCAAACTTATCTGCATCATCGTCACTCATAATTGTATTGCCTGTTATGTTGATATTTATTCCTCCAGTTTTATCTAGTGGAGTAACCCTTGCGCCTTTTATATTACTAAGTATTTCAGGTCCTTTTTCTCCTACCATGACTGCTCCATCATCACCAATATTTCCACCTTTAGCAAGTTGAGGTATTTTAGGTATATTTATACCCCAAGATTTCCCTCCCATTCCAGGAACCCAATCCGGAGCCGAAAAATGTAATTTGTTCAAACCATTAATCATTAAATTTACACCAGATATAATAAGATTTATATATCCTTTTATTCCCCACCAAATACCATCCCATACACCTAATACAAAAGTTTTAACTGCTCCAAATGCCGATTTAATTCCCTCAATAACAGGTGTTAATTTTTCCAAAATATAGGTCCATGCTTCAGAAGCTTTTTCTTTAACTAAATCCCAGTTTTTATATAGTAATACACCAGCTGCTACTAATGCACCAATTGCAATAACAACTAACCCAATCGGTGACGTAATAAATGCTAATACAGCACTAAATGCTGTACCTGCAACCGTAGCAACTCCAGTTACAGTAGTCCATATTCCAGTAGCAATTGCACTTGCATTAATAGCTAAAGTATAAATTCCAAAAGTTAATGCTCCTGCTGCTATACCTGCAAATAAAGGTGTAAGAGCATCTAATAAAGCTACAGTATCATCTTTAAATTTTACAACTTGTTCTGCTACCTCCTTAAATTTATTAATTATTTTAGGCATATTAGCCTGTATCCAAGTAGCAAATTCATTTAATTTAGGTAGTATTTTTTCACCAAGTGGCAATAATATACCAGTTTCAAGTTGTCTTTTAATTCCAGTCATAGCTTCGCCAAAAGTATTATATTTAACAGCGTTTATTTGTTGTAGAGCATTAATATTTGTATCAATACCACCTTTTAAAGTTGTTAGAGCATCTATACCTTTTACCCCAATATCTTCATACATAGTGCCAAACAACGCTACACCAACAGCTGTTTGTTTTAAAGGTTCATCAAGTTCAGTTAACCGAGTTGTTACTTCTTCAAAAGCTTTTTTTCCAGCTTCTCCACCTGCAGCAAAATCAGCAGATATTTGATTTGCATTTAGGCCAAGAGCAGTAAAGGCTTCTATTGTTCCAGTAGACATATCTTTAGATCTAATACCAAATTCTTTTATTGCATCACCTAATTTATCGATATCAAATACACCACTTGCAGCACCGTTTGCCATCATATTAAACATTTCTTCAGCGCCTAATCCAATTTGTTGAAAATGTACAGAATATTCATTAATGCTATCGGCTAAGTTTTCGTTTGCATTTAAGCCATTTTGAGCACCTTGAGCCATTAAATTGTATGCAGAATCAGAATCTATTCCAAAATTTTTCATCAATTGATTAACACTTCGAATACTCTCTGTGACTTCAATTCCAAATGTATCTCTCATTGCTAAAGCATTTTGTGTTGTACTTGAAAGTGCATCACCGCTTAATTTTGTTTGCTGAGCAATAGTCTGCATAGATGCACCAATATCTTCAAACGAATCTCCAAAGTTATTATTATAAATATCTAACATTGCATCACGCATACCGCCCATTTTTTCAGCGCCTGTTCCAGTTGATGCTTGTAATCCATTTAAAGCTTTTTGCAAATCCTCAGAAACATTAACGGCTAAAGTTCCAACTGCAAGAGCTGCTGTACCTGCTGCTGTTGCGATTCCTGCACCCCATTGTGCTGCTTTTTTAATTCCATCTAAAAAAGTAACTCCAACACCTTCAGCTTTATCATTAGTGTCTGATATACTTCGGTTAGCCTCATCGTTATCAACTAAAATCGATCCAAATAATCTAAATATTTCCATGTAACCAACCCCTTTTAATCTTCTATGAGTTGTAATTTTTTTATTCCTAAATGTTTTCCTTGATGTATTTTTCTAATTTCTTCACATTTATCAATTATCTCTATCTTTGATAATTTTTTTGAGTTATTATTAGAAATTGCTTTTGTAGAATTTCCTCTGAATTTTTCATAAGAAATAAATGACTTTTTATCCATGTTAGGGAAAACAGATAACCACATCTCCCAATCTCTTTGTTCTGTACGTTTTTCTATTGCCTTATTTATAATCTCAATTCCATCAATCCAAAATAAATTAAATATATAATCAAGGTTTGAATATCTAGTTAATAGCAGGTCAATTATTTCTGTGTCGTCAATTGACCTGCAGATTTGAAAAAATTTGCTATACCAGGCAATTTTTTTACTTCTGTAATTATTTCAAAAGTTTTTTCAATTGGTAATTCACAAAATTCTTTGACATCCATTCCAGACAAACTTGCTAAAAATTCATTTACTTCATTTTCTGCTAAATGTAAATTTTCAAAAGCCGTTAAAACTAATTCAGCTCCTAATTGTTTTTGTGTTTTATCATCAGTTTCTATTTTTAAATTCATTTTTTTAAGTATTTTAGACATGCTAAAAATATCCGATGTTTTTAAATTTCTCAACATAGAAATTTCCTCCTAATTTAAATCAATTTTAAGCTATATGAAAATAAAAAAAGGGGTAAATATACCCCTTTATATTAAAATTAACTAGAAGCCCTAGAAATGTAAATTGTATAAGTTTTGTTTGTTTTAGCTGTTTCAAGTACTGTTACAGTTATTTCATTTACACCAATTGCAAGTGCTATTGCTCCACTTGCAACCCCACTTGCTACTGTCACACCATTTACTTTTATCTGTGTAGCTGCTGCACACGTAGGTGTTACAGTAACACTTGAAGTTGCATTAATTACAGATGCAACATATTCATATGTTCCAGCTGCAAATACAGGAGATAATGTTGCTGTTGTTACAGTCAATGCTGTCAAGTTAGAAGCAACTGTCTCTACTTCTTCGATTGTGTAAAGTGGAGTTGCAGAATTTGTAGGGTCTCTATGTCCAGAAAATACAGCTTCGACAACGGCTTCGTCTTTATCTGCAAATTCAACGCTTAAACCATTGTCAATAAGAGGATTATTTAGAGTAATTATTTTATTTTTACCCTCCATATCAGTTCCGATCCAAGTAATATTGCTAAAATACTCAGTATCTGCAATATTACCAGTAGTTGTAGATGTGACTTTTGTTGAAGTAGCAGTTGAACCAGCCAAAGCCATCTTCAAATTTGCAATTGACATATCCATAAACTTTACTGTTAACATTGCATCTTCTTTTATAATTCTTCTTAATCCTTTTTCTTTACCAAGAGCCCCGTCTCTCTCTATAACTCTTACATCTTGTTCAACAACAAAAGAATTGCCACCTCTAGTAGGTGCCAGAATTCTTTCTCCCGGTAATCCATAATCAAGATAAACTACCCCGGTATCTAGTAGAATATTTTCTATTTGTGCTGTAGTAAGTTGCATTAAACATACCTCCATCAATAGTATTTTTGATACGTTCTTGCCTGATATACATATTTTCTTCTACGAATTCTAGGATCATCATCAGTCAAGTTAAGCCTATTTTCTCTATATATAATAAAACCAAGCTTATTTGTAATAAGGATGGTTTTTTTGTGTAATATTTCATCAATGCTATTTATAAGTGTTTCCAAAATTGTAGTATCTGGATCATCATCCCATACATCTATGTCTAATACGAAATTTTCTAATGCTCCAAAATCTACACTGTTAGGCAAATCAAATACCACATAAGGCATAATTGCATCATCAGGTGCAGTATAAAAATAAACCCTTGGATGCACCGTTTGTAAAAGTGTTGATAGTGATTCTCTTATCTCGATAACTTTTATCATTACTCACCATCCTCACTAACAGCTTCATTTTCATCAATTAATCTCAATGCTCTTGTATCATCTTCTATCGCTGATAAATACTTTGCTTGTATATTTCTTATTTCTGATATATTTTCAAATACAGTATCTCTAACAATGCTACGTTTAGGCTGATTTTTTGTTCCTAGTTCCTGATGAGCACCATACCAAGAATCATGCTTCATTCCAATTTGCAAATCAGCTTCAATTCTTCTAACCCAATACTGAGTAGTTTTATAAATTCTTTTATTATTTTTCATTCCTGGAAGTTTTTTTAGTTTTAAGATCATCTTTTTTCTTAGCATTTTTGCAGTATCTCTCATTGCTGCCCTGCATAATTCATTCAAAGTATAACTAATCCTGTCAACATTACTGGTAAAACTAACTGCACCATTTCTATCAATTCTTGTAACACTGCGAGGCAATCCCATATAATCAACCTCCTATAAGCCTATTACAAATTAGTTCAAGTATTTCTCCATTTTTTGAGTAAGTCCTAATTATGTTATATTGCAAAGAATTAAATGAAAGTTTCTTTTCATCGGCATAATCTATTGCTCTAATTTCAAACATAATCTCAGGTTTTAGGCCATTTGCTTGGGATTGATAAAATTCACTTTGTCTGATAGATTTCTGATTTGCAAATACTTGTCTTGATGTTGGTGTCTCGGTAATATCACCAATAGAATTTTGAGAATATACAATTGAAATTAGATTTATTACATCTCCCCATCTCATATTATACCCCCAAAGTTATATTAACTGCAGTATTTGCATATACATCCACTAAATTATTTTCATCATCATCAGAGGCATAATCATTTGCAGTAATTGAGTAAATATAATTTGCTCCAGCTCTAACATAAAATATAGCAATACCTGATACATTTGTTGTTTTTGTCTCTCCATTAAATGTAATTTCAGCATTTCTTATTGCTATCTCTGAACTGTTTTTTATAGTAAAAGTAACTGCAAAATAAGAATAATCAGAAGATAAAGATAAATGACTCTTTAACATTTCATAAGAATTTTTTAATTTATCAGCATCAGGATTATCATATCCGAAGTTAGCTTTACAATATAATATAATTGCTCTTTTTATTAGTGCATCTGTATCAAGATTGTTATTTAATACCCCACTAATACCTAAATCTACCTTAGCGCTTGATATTAAATCATTTATTTCATTATTAAATGCTGTTGTAGAAATCCTTAAACAGGATTTGACATCCGTTAATATTTGAGAGTCAGGCAATGTTTTCACCTCCTTGAAAAAATAATACATTTATAAAATAAATGGTATTATATAAATTAGTTTAATAACTATCCTCTTCATACCAAAATTCAAAAAAATTAATATCTGCAGCAGCTCCTGTACTATTTGTTAATGTCACTATATACCAAGTATCTGGTTTTAGAACAAACTCTAAATCAAGTGTTCGAGGAGAATTACTAATAAATTGAGAAACATCAATAGTTTTTGCTCCTGTTAAATTTAAATCCATAGAAGCTTTAAAAGCTTGCATGGCAGATACTACTGAACTATTTCTATTTCTATTTATTGGAGTTAAGTCTGTACCGTTTGTAGGCGCATTTGTTGGAGATTCATAAAAATCAAGTCTAACTTTATTGGCTGTGGCTTGTAATTCTCTATATTTCCAGTGAATATATTTGCCACTTGCCACTGCTGGAGTTTTAAAGGCATAATTTACTACAGCAGCTCCTGCAACAGAAGTAAATATACCTGATAAACTAAAACCTTCACCTTTGTGAATATTAGTATGATCTGATGATATATTTTTTACAGCTCCAGTAATTCGCTCAATTATATTTTTCACTTCATTATTTTCATTTAAATATCTTCCAGTCTTTGCATTCATTAATGATATATCCGGCATCTGTTAACCCCCTTAGGGGAATAATATCCCCTAAAAATTTTTATACAATAATATAAGCATCTACAACTTTACTATCTAATGCACTATTTAAATCCATTGTATTGCTTTCAATTGCTGTGCTAGATACTGCAACTGTTGGAGCTGTACCTTCTTTTACATTATTTAAAAATGCATTTAAAACAGTATTATGCGTTAGCTTAAAAGGCAATCCTAACTTTTCTCCAAATCCAATTGCAGTAGTAGCTCCAGTTCCATCATGAGCGGGTATTGTAATTTTTGTAACAGTTTTAAAAGCCTTACTGCCTTCTACGCTTCCAGCTGTATTGACAGTAAATGCAGGTAATGTTTCAGTAATTACTTCATCTGCATAGTTAGTGCCTTCAATTGTTACTTGTACCGCTTTTATGTCTATAGCTGTACCTCCAGCCGTTGCAGTAATATTTCTTGGTACACTCGGATTTGTAATAGCAGTAGTTACTTCTACTTCTACTCCTGTATCTTGAACCGCTGCATGTATCCCAGTAGTACTTGCTACAGTTGCTTTTGAAGCTTCTACTTGAAAATGAGCAATAAATCCTCTATCAACATCAACGCTTTCAACATCAGTAGAAAGTCTACCGTTATTTTTATTAAATTTTGTATATGGCATAAAGAATACCTCCAGTTTATTTTTTAGTATAAGAAAAGGATGCTATTAAGCACCCTTTTTAATAATTACAACTCCTTCAGGATCTAAAATCTTACCATCAGCTACCAGTATTGCTTTATCTACATACTGGTTCAAGTCATGATCAAGCCATCTGTACATTGTCATCTGCATATTACTATTAATTACATAGTCTGACAACTTGCAGAATACTGCTATTATATCTCCATTTGCTGCTGAATCATATGGTGTTACAACATCATCCTCAACAAGAATTACAGGCTTTCCACCAAATCTTTCCTGTGGTCCTTCAGTTATACCATAATTAACTCTTCCGATAGGCTGTCCATTTGCATCTTGCATTGCATCTATATAACCATCAAACGTACCTGCTGCCATAATAAAACTTCCACCGGCTCTATAAGCAAGAGCTATTTTTGCAAATACTTTTTTCTTCCATGCTCCCCAGTCAGAAATTTCAGAAGAAGAAAGTGTAATTATATTTGCTACAGGAATTCTACTATCTACTGTAATTCCAAGAGGTTCACCATCTCCATCCCCTTTTATTACAGCAATATCAAGTGCTTTTGTCATAGCTTCTACAATCAGGGATACTATTGTAGATTCAAAGCTTGGTAATGTTACTACAGTCTCAATTAATGATGTAGCAACTTTGCACTCTAAGCCATAGTATGAGAATGTTACTGAAGTATTAGCAGTAACTTTCTTTCTATCGCTTGGAGTAGCCTGAGTAATCCATGATGCAGTAGGTTTAAGAGATAAAATAGGTACTTTAACTCCACCTTTGATATTAGCTTTTCTTACTGCATTAAAAATCTGACCATAGGATGTCATTTTCTTGATAATTTCATCCATAATTGGAGTTGGTATTACTGCTGCTGCTTCTGTAGTATCTGTGTAAGCATCCTGATTTTTGAATTCTTTTGACATATTTCCAGTTTTGCAGTAATTCATGAAAGCTTTTCTGTATTCTAAAGATGCATATACATCAGCTTCTTCAGTTTTTACACTTTCTATCTTGATATTTGACTCATTAACTACTTCCATAACTACACTTTGGTCTTTAAGAGCATTCATATTAGCTTGCGCTTTAGCAAACTTTTCAAAACTCTCATCAAGATCCTTTATTTCCTTTTCTTTAACATCATACTCTTCCATTTTTCCTTCGTTTAAAATTCTTTGTGCTTCTTCCAGCAATGATGCTCTTTTAGCTAAATATTCTTTTTTATTCATTATGCCTTTACCTCCATTAATTTTAATAGATTTAATTTTGCCTGTGTTTTTTTTATATTATCTGATATATTTGCATCAGTTTTTTTAGGCTCAGTACTTTCGATTTCATTAATTTCCATACTCTTTAAATGATTCCTCATTTTTTCAATTATTTCTTGAGGTATCATAGAGTTTGTTGTGCTTGCAACTAAAGTATTTTGTTCATTAAACATAATTTCATCAACAAAATTATTTTTTAATGCTTGCTGTGCATTAAAATATGTTTCTTTATTCATCAAATCAAGTAATTCTTTCTGTTTCATGCCTGTTTTAAGCATGTATGCATTTGCAATTCCTTGATTATGACCTTTTAATACTTCAGCCTCATGTTCAAATGTTCTATAGTCTCCTGATGCCATAGACCAAACATTATGTATCATTAATTGAGCTGTAGGAGACATTATTACTTTTTTTCCTGCCATAGCAATAACACTGGCAGCACTTGCAGCAACTCCAACAATTTTAACTAAGACATTGCCTTTATAACTTTTCAATGCAGTATATATTTCAGAGCCTGCATACACATCACCACCGCCAGAGTTGATTTCTACTTCTAAATCTTCACCCATAGCTTTTTGAATTTGATTAGAAATATCTGATGGGCTTACGGCTTCAATTCCAAACCATTCATATATCCACTTATCATTGTTGTTTACTATTACACCCTTCACATTAATTTGCACTTGTCGTTGCACCTCCTTCTACTAATGCAGTATCTAGCCTTCTTATAGGTTTATCTCCGCCTTCGATTGGACCCATATTCATTACGGTTCTCCATTCGTTTGGTGTCATAGCTCCACGGTCAACCATTTGCAACAAATTCAATTTTGTAGCCATTGAAGCATACTGCAAATTTGAAGATTCAAAAATTATTTGATTCCCGAAACCTCTTTCTTTTCTTGTAAATAACTTTCGTGTAAATTCTCCAGACATTTGTAAAGCTACTGGTTCAATTTCAGATTCATAATAAGCGTTCCATTGGTCTTCTGTGTATTTACTTTGTACTATAGCCTCATTTGTATTAAAAAAATTATAGATTCTTTGAACTGTTTCTTTCATTTGTGCTGCATTTGCTACATAAGGTTCAGGTTTTACCTGCTCTAAGTCATATTTTGTATCACTTGCTATTGCTCCGCCTTTATCCGAATCAATACTAAGATAATTATTTACAAAAGATTTTATTTGTAAATCCATATCCTCTGGTCTAAGTATGTTTTTAAATTTCATTATCCAGCGGATAATATTACTATTTTTTATTGCCTTTACAATACCCTGATCCATTGTAGTTATAATATTCATTAAAGGAGTTATTGATTGTGCTGGAGAATCACCAAAAATATCATTTTCATTGAAATCTTGCCTTAAGTGAATAACATCTTTGTAGTTAAAAGTACTAATTTTTCCATTTTTAAAAGTAAATTTTAAAAATAATTCTCCTGACTCTGAATAAATAGCTTCTACTCCTGATGCAGGTATAGGATATATCTGAAAAGGATAGTCAAAATCATCTTTGACAATTAATGCAAACGCATTATTATTAAGACACAATTGCGTTGCTATTTTTTCTTGAAACATTTGACCTGTCATGTATGGATTCGGCTCTTCTAGAAGAAATCTCATATATACATCTGGATTTATTTTAAGCTCATTTAAACTTTTTCTTACATGAGTTGCTAACAATTTTCCAATAGCTTTTGCCTTTGGTCTTATACAAGCTCTTATAATATCAGATTGATATAAGTTGCCATTAAAATTATAAAACCCATTACCTACTGCAGTAACAAGTTTCAATGTATATCCTTGATTTTCATTTGAATTTTTAAATATCTTGTTGAGCAATCCCAATTTATCACCTCCCCTTTTCTATATCATACTTTTATAATCTTGCATTTTATCTTGCAAAACAACATAAGCATCTAATAATGCTGCTGCACCATCAATTCTTTTTCTTTGTTTTGATGTTTTAATCGGCTGAATATTATCATTTTTATCCACATCTATAGATGTATTACTTAGACACCATTTATCAATTGGATTGTTATTATAAATAATTAATTTACTTTCTAAATCAGCTCCAAGTAATTTCATAGGACCTGATAAAGTTTTCTTTCCCTGTATAATTGGAATCATGCTTTGTTCTCCAAAATGTCCTTGCATTTCTTCTACCCAGTACTTAGCCGACCAAGAGTCATATCCAATCCAAGGTAAATAAATTCCATGCTCATTCATTACTTCAAGAAACCATTCTGTAACATACTTAGCATGTACACTATTTCCTTCACATGTTCGTAACAATCCCATATCTCTCCATATGTCATAGGGAATCTTATCTTCTTTTACCCTTTTTTCAAGCAAATCTTCTGGCAACCAGTACATTTGCAAAACATAAACATGCTTATCATTTGGTACCATGAATATAACCTTAGCCGCCGTCAAGTCTGTAGTCGATGATAAGTCAGCTCCACCAATTCCATACTTTGGCTTTAAATCAAGTAAGTTATATGTCTCTTTATTTAAAATAACTTCGAATGGCAACCATGCTTCTGATGAAGTTTCACGAATATTAAAATCTTTACAGAGAAGATTTTTAATTAATAAAGCGTTTGCTTTTGCTTTATTTACTTTGGCTTGAAGTGTATCAATCTTTTTTATTGTTCCAAGTCCAGGGTTAGCTTTTATATGATTAATACTATCTGTCCATTCATTCCTATTGTCGAGTTCATAAATGATAGGTAAAAATCTTTCATTTTTATAACCATTTTCATCATCATAACCATTTATAATTTGCTCAGCCTCGTCATATTTCAAATCAAAAATTGATTCTCTAATAGTCCCGGCTGTACTTGTAATGAAAATTAAAGGTTCATCTCTAGAACTTGTACCATCAACAATAACATCATATAAATCTTTTGTTTTCCAAGCATGAATTTCATCTAATAAAGCGCCATGTACATTGAGTCCATCTAAAGTTTCGCTATCTGAACCCAAAGGCTTAAAAGATGAATCATTGTAATCAGAAACCATTTCACTTACTAAGGTCTTAATCCTTTTTAGTAGGACTGATGATTTTCTTACCATTCTTTTTGCTTCAAGCCATATGATTTTAGCTTGGTCTTTTTTTGTTGCACAGGCATATATTTCAGCACCGGGTTCTCCGTCTGCAATTTGCAAATATAAACCTATGGCTGCAGCTAAAGTAGATTTCCCATTTTTTCTAGCCACAATAAGTAATGCTTCTTGATACTTTCTTGTGTTATCTATTTTATGTACTATACCAAAAGTTGCTGCAATTAACGCTTTTTGCCACAACTCAAGAATAAAAGGTTTTCCACCTAGTTTTCCTTTGCTATGTTTGCAATAATTTTCTATAAATTCAAGAGCATGATTAGCTTTTTTTGCACTATATTCCCATTCACTGTTAACATCGTGCAATAAACGATAAAGCTCTTTATAAACTCTAAATATTTTATCCCCAACACTATTTCTATTATTTTGTATCCAATCAAAGTATTGAAATATTGGGTTATAAAATAAATCATACGCAATTCTAATATTTTTTTTAGCTGCTGAACTCATTTTGACTCACAGAATTTTTCAAATCCATCATCCTCTATTTTTGGCTGTTCTTTGGGAATTAAATCAGCAAGCTGTTTCATTATTTGTGTAAGATTTTTAGTCATGCTTAGGTGTACTTCTACTTCTGGAGACTTCTTTGTTCCCCATTGGTTATCTCCATTTTGATATTTGCTTATTACACCTTCAAGATTAATATGATTCTGCAAATCTTCCAGAGACACCGACAAAAAAGCTGCAGTTTCAATTAGAGTCTTAACTAATTTTTTTGTGTTTTTTGATAGCCCTTTGTATATACTTTCAAGTCTTTTTATTTCGATTTTTATCCTTTTTTGTTTCTCTTTTTCTAGAGATTTTTTTTCATCTTCTGACATATTTTCTTTATTATATGTATCCATATTTTACTACACCCCCCTTGTGCATGCCCTGTGTATCCACGAAAAC